GCATGCCGGAAAGTTCCGGGTAAAGTTCCGGGAACCGAAACCGATTATATAACCATTCAAACGCTATTAGAATATGCTTCTAACGATATATGATAAAGCCGGAACCAAGCGTGCGGATGTGGCCGTGAACGACAGCTCGACGCAAAGCAAGGAAGTGCAGGGAGACAATGTGCTTTCCCTGTCGTTCAGCTATTATGCCTTCCTGCCCCTGGACGTGAACGACTACACGGACTATCTGGGCGAACGGTACTGGCTGACAGAACGCTACACGCCGAAGCAGGTGAGCGATGGTGAATGGGAGTATAACCTGAAGCTGTACGGTATCGAGAGCCTAATCAAGCGGTTCCTGGTGCTGGAGACGACGGACGGGGACACCAACCCCCTGTTTACCCTGACGGCCACGCCCCGCGAGCATGTGGCGATGGTGGTGAAGGCTATCAATAACGGCATGGGCCACATTACTGACTGGAAGACGGGTACGGTGGAAGGTACGGAGCTGATCACGATAGACTACGAGGGGATGTACTGCGACGAAGCGCTGAAAGCCATCGCGGAAAAGGCAGGCGGCAAGGTGGAATGGTGGGTTGAGGGGCAGACTGTGAACGTGTGCCGCTGCGAACACGGGGAAGAAATCACCCTTGGCTATGGCAAGGGGCTGACCTCCCTGGAAAGAGATACGAGCAACACGGCCAAATTCTATACGCGCCTGTTCCCGGTAGGCTCGACCCGCAACATCGATGCGGAGAAATACGGCAGCCCGCGTCTGATGCTTCCCGGCGGCAGGAAGTACATCGAGCAGGGTGTGGAGGAATACGGCATCTATGACCATTACGAACAGGATGCCTTCAGCGGTATCTACCCCCACCGGGTGGGTACGGTGAGCTCGGTTCGCAGCGAGGAGGTGGCAGACGATGAAGGAAACAAATTCACCGTCTATTATTTCCGGGACGGGGAACTGGACTTTGACCCTAACCTGTACGAGCTGGCCGGAGAAACCAAACGTGTGTCGTTCCAGACGGGCGACCTTGCCGGACTGGGAGAAAGCGATGACCACTACTTTGAGGTGAACTACGACAGCGCGGCACGTGAATTCGAACTGATCACCATCTGGCCCTACGATGACGACACCCAGCTGCCGGGCGGCAAGCTGGTGCCCCGAGCAGGCGACACCTATATCCTGTGGAATATCCGGATGCCGGATGAGTATTACCGGCTGGCCGAAGAGGAGTTTGCGGTTGCGGTGGACGAGTACAACCGGGACCACTGGCTGGACATTGCCGCCTACAAAGCCCCGACAGACCCGGTATACATCGAGGAGCACGGCATAGACCTGTTTGTGGGCAGACGGGTGAAGCTGGAGAGCCGGAAGTATTTCCCGGAAAAAGGCTACCGTCAGAGCCGTATCACCAAGATCAGCCGCAAGGTGAACGAACCCGGGCAGATGGACATCGAGATAAGCGATGCGCTGCAGGTGGGCAAGTTCGACAAGGTGACGGACAGCATCGGTGCGCTGAAAAGCTATACGAAATCAAAGACGGAAGGCGCTGCCCTTCCGGACATCATACGAAGCTGGGACAAGACGCTGCCCACGGACAACAACCTGTTTTCCGCCCGGCGCAGCCAGAAAGAGTTCCTGAGCAAGAACCAGCCGGACACAGCCAAAGAGTCCATCCGCTTCCTGAAGGGTGTGAGCTTTGGCGAGGCTGCTGGCGGCAAGCCCTGCGGCATCGTGGATGGTGAGGGCAATGCCGAATACTTGACTGCCGTGATCCGCGAACTGCTGCGCAGCACGGAGTTTGTGGACGGGCTGACCGGTGAGGGCTGGCAGCTGTGGATTGACCAGCTGACCGGACTGACAAACCTGACGGTGGACAAAGTGACTGCCCGGCAAAGCCTGGTGGCGCTGGAACTGCTGATCGAGAAGGTGCGCAGCGTGTGCGGCCAGCTGGTGGTGTCCGCTGCCAACGGCAAGATCAAGGACGTGGTGAAGCAGGGCGACAACTACCGCATCGTGTTTGAGCAGGAATCGGGCTTTGTGGCCCATGACCTGATGCGCTGTGCGGTTACGGGTGGTAAGAAACTAAAAGCATACTGGGTGGAAGTGGCTTCGGTGATAGCCGGCGGTGTACTGGTCCCGGTAAGCGAGTTTGGCGGGGTGAAGCCGGAGGCAGGCGATGAGTGCGTGCTGATGGGCAACACCGAAACCCCGCTCCGGCAGAACCTTATATCCATTGCGGCCACGGAGGACGGACAGCCCCGTATCGACATTCTGGACGGTGTGAAGGCCAAGAACTTCAACGGCTGCCTTCGTTGCCGGCTGGGTAAGCTGGACGGCATCAGGAGCAGCGCTTTCCCGGCAGACAAACAGCCGAAAGGAAACGGCCTGTATGCCGACAACGTGTGGCTGAAGGGTACGTTCGTGTTGATGACGGGCGAGGACATCCTGACGCGGTTTGAGATAACCGAGGGGAAAATCCATTCAGCCGTGGAAAGCTTGCGCAAGGAAATACGCGAAGAACAGAGTTATCTGGACAACAGCAGTTTTGCCGACGGCATGGACAAATGGAAGACGGGCAGCAAGGCTACGCTGTTCACCCTGGGCGGACGCTGGATCTGGGCGAACGGCGGTCCTTACGGTACAAAGCCGGACGGCCATGCCGAGATACGGACCGACGGCAAGGTGCCTTATGCCTATATCCGGAACAGCTATATCATGCAGAAACTGGAGGACTTCCGGCTGGTACCGGAGTACCGGCAGACGAACAGCCAGGGCGAACGGGTGCCCGGCGTGGTGTATCTGTCCTTCAGCTACCGGGTCATCAAGGCCGGACGGTTGAAAATCGAATTTGTGGGTGCTGACAAGACCGGGTTTGAAAACTTCAACCTGTTCGGCCATGAAGAAGACCTGCCCGTTGGCGGCGAGAAGATGTTCACGCTGGACGGCCTTTGGAACGGTACGGGAGACTTCAAGCTGTCGTTTACGGGCGTGATTTACATTTCGCTGCTGGTATTCTCTACCAACAAGGCGGACGCACTGGCCTATAAGTACCGTACACTGTTCGAACAGAGCGACCGGCTGGTAAAGATTTCAGCGGCGGTTTTTGACAAGGACGGGGCTGCATTGAAAGAAACCGGGCTGGTGATCAAGCCGGAAGGTGCCGGGCTGTATGCCCAGGATGCCAGCGGAAAGGTGGCCCTTATCGGGGTCAGTGTGGAAGATACAGACGAATACGGCAAGCCCGTGAGCAAAATCAAGCTGACAGCCGACCACATACAGCTGGAGGGACTGGTGACAGCCAACGGCAATTTCAAGATACTGGAAGACGGGAGCATGGAATGCCGGAATGCATCTGTATATGGAAAAATATTTGTTGAGGACGGAGGAAAGGTAGGAACATTTACAGTTGAAAGGAATTGCATGCTTTGGAGTAATGGAGATGCTGAAATTCGATTGGGATATGACGGCTATTGGACCGGAGATACCTGCATCTATGCTAAGGCAAACAATTTTAGTAATGCAATCATGGGTATTGCTCCATTTGGTGGAGCAGGTATTTATGGAAGTTGTCGTGAGAAGCCTACTTATCCTGACACATTAACATTTTCAGCAGGATATTTCGATGGCGATGTGTTGGTGCATTCCGGGAATATTCTGGTGAGTGGTGGTGTGGTACAAGCTGATAAAATGCTTCCTCAAAATGGTTGGTCTGGGCGATTCAAGGGTAAAACAGTAGAAGTACAGAATGGAATTATCATTAACGTGTCATAAAAATGAATAGTTATGAAGGTGAATTTTAACAAGACGTTTAAGGATTATAGAGGGAATGACCTCATAGTCGGTGGAAAAGTCCAGCTGATGACAGATATTATAGCCCAATGCCTTTTTAATGGGGAAGGTGCTCGATCATCCGGTGATTCTAATAAGGATAGCAGCCGTAAAATCCATTCGTATGAATTGTGCATGCGTCTCATACAGGCAAACGGGGATTTATCCATTAGTGCTGAGGATGCTATACTTATAAAAGAGTCTGTAATCGGGCTAACCCCAGGATGTTATTCACAGATCGTAAAATTGATAGATGAATAGATTTATGGCAGAAATGACGCAAGAAGAAATGGTTCAGGAAGTGCTGGACCGTGTACTCCAGTCCTCTATCGGTGTGGAGGATCTGGAAACCGTCACCTCGCTGAGCGGTGTGAAATCACTGCCCGGTGAGAAGGACGGGAAAATGGTGAACGTCCCCCTGGAACTGATAGGTAAGCCTGCGAGTGATGCCGCCGCCCGAGCCGAGGCTGCCGCCAAGAAAGCGGAAGGAGCCGTAGCCGGGCTGGAGGAAAAGACCCAGGCCGCCACGGAAGCCGCAACCAAGGCCAACGAAGCGGCAGCCAAGGCAGAAAATGCCGCTGCCAAGGTGGAACAGACTACGGCAGCAGCCGTCGGCGGAGCTACCGCACGCTTTTCCTCATGGATGGAAACAGGCAATGTCTTGCCTGACAAGAGTACCAAGCCGGGCGGCAACGTGGTGTATGTGGCCGGTGCCGGGAAATTTGCCTACCACATGGACTCCACCCTGTACGGGGACTGGGACGTGGCGGGAGTACCCCCTGCCGGCATGTTCATGAATGCGGACCGGACAGCCATCCTGCCGGACAAGCTTTACCTGCTGGGCGATGCCATATATACCGGCACGGGAGGCGCTCTGAAACTTTTGGCCTACCGGCATGAGGTGATGAGCGAGGAAGCCTATGAGGCACTGCAGGACAAGGATGCGAATACGCTGTATCTGATTTATGAGGAGGATTGACGATGATAACCATAGGCGGTAAGGAAATAACGGCTGCGTATGTGGGAAAACGTGCCCTGTCGGCTGTCTATGCCGGGGCAAGGCTGGTATGGTCCGCAATCAGCAGCTGTTTCGGACTTGGATACTGGAAAGGCGACGAGCCGTGGAACGGGTCGGACGCATGGAACGGTAGCAGTAAAACTGATAAATGAATGATTATTATAAAAGGACAGTATTATGGCAAAAAGGAAAATAAGCGGAATCATCAATGCGACTGAACATCCGATGAATCTTGAAACACCATGGAACCAGAAACAGCCGGACGGCACCTATCATGCCTATGCCGGGGACGATGTAGAAGCGTTTCTGAAGAAAGAGCTGTCAAACCGTACCCCAACCGAGGAACTGGTGAGCGGCGAGACGAAGCCCCCTACATCCGGAACGGTGTTTGATGCAATGGTGGGTACGGTGACGGACGTGGATGTGCAGGACAGTGAGGACGGCACCCAGTATGTGATGACCGTCAAGCAGAAGGATAACCAGGGCGGCGAGAGCTCGAAGGAAGTGCGCTTTTCCAAGTACACGGATGACGACAAGGTGGTGGTGAACATCGACCTGACAGACAGCGGCGGCGCGGGACTTCCCTCCCAGCAGTACCTGGCACTGGGAAGCGGCTTTGTGGTGAAATACTCCGTGGGCGTGGGTACTGCCGGTGGCGGTACGGTGGACGGCTACAGCGACCTGAAAGCCCGCGTGATTGTGAAACGCGGTTCGACCGTGATCAGTGAGTTCCAGGATGCGGAATTTGTGGGTGTGACAGCCGGACAGAGCTACACCTTTGACGCATCGCCCTACCTGAAGGATGCCACCGCCTATACCGTGCAGGTGGAGGCGCAGGCTACCTACCAGGGCGGCACGCTAATTAAGACAGCCACGGCCAAGGTGACCATGGTGGCCATGACGCTGGAGACGACCTACTCGGTGGGCAACGGGCTGGCCGACGGCGGATACCGGAACGACGTGAACATCCCCTTTACGGCCAAGGGTACGAGCGGCGAGAAGAACATCTACTACCGTGTGAACGGCAGCCAGGCTTTTACCCTCGGTCTTTCTGCCGGCAGCGGGGTGCAGCAGAAGAACGTGACCATCCCCCTGACGCAGATGCAGGAAGGTACGAACGTGGTGGAAGCCTACGCACAGCATGAGAACTCCGGTGTGGTGAGCCGGGTGCATTACATTACGCTACTGAAGGCAGGCGGCGGTGTGACGGCCTATGCCGGCATGATGTTCAGCCACCGGGCTGCGGGATTCCAGCTCGACTGGAAACGCCCGGTGCTGGAGGCAGAGCAATTTACGGCATGGAGCTTTTCGTATGCCGGCTATGACCGCGATGCGTACACGGCCCGCGTGAAAGTAACGAATCAGGGCAGTGTGGTGAAGGAAGACCTGCTGCAGCGCGGCGAGACCGGCAGCTACGGGCGGACGAACGTAAATGTGGAACCGCTGGACTACCGCGTGTCGTGCGGTGATGCCGTGCTTGAGGTGAAGGTGAACACGACATCGCACCCCGACATTGAAGCTACGCTGGCACCGGATGCCGTGTGTACGTTTGATGCCTTCGGGCGCAGCAACACGGAAAACAACCCGGCAAGCTGGGTGAGCGGTGACAAGCGGATGGAGTTCCGGGACGTGCTGTGGAGCGTGAACGAATACGGGGCAGGTAGCGGCTGGCACAAGGACCGCCTGCTGCTGGCCGGCGGTGCTGGCATGACCCTGACCGCCGACGGCGGTTATCGTCCCTTCAACGAGGCGGACAAACCCGAGGGATTTGCCATCCGTGACGTGGGCATGACGCTGGAGATAGAATACAGTACGGCCAACGTGACGGACACGAATGCCGAGCTGATCACCTGCCTGGGGCAGCTGGACAACGGCAACCGGTACGGGCTGATTGTGACCCCGGAAGAGGCCAAGTTCCTGACCGGTGTGGTGACCGAGGCGATGGATGCCGGACAGGTGCTGCGCTATGAGGACTCGGTGGGTACGAAGTTCCAGCCGGGCACGAACATCCGCATTACCTATGTGTTCTACCCGAACGTGCAAACGAACGAACAGCGCACGCTGATCGGCTTCTATGTGAACGGTGAGGAAAGTGCCGCCTCGAAGTGGCTGGACAAGGTGAACTTCAACATCCAGAGCCAGCTGGAGTTCAAGTCAACGGGTGCGGACCTGAACGTGAAGAGCGTGCGCATCTACAACAAGGCGCTGACCTCGGACGAGGTGCTGAACAACTATATCGTGGACCGCAACCACCTGGAAGATGCCGACGGGGAACCGGGCGTGCGCTCTCTGGATGAGGACAACCGCGTGCTGAACGAGGGGGACACGGTGAGCATGGAGAAGCTGATGGGACTGATGAAGAAGCGCCGGAACTCGATCCTGGTACTGATAGGTACGGGCAGCGTGGGCAGTGAGGTGCCGAGCGAGAGCGACACGCTGAACGTGATGGATGCGCTGGCCCAGCTGAACAACAAGAAGGCCAACAAGCTGTGCCGGGAAGTGAGATTCTACAACGGCGAGAACCGGGCGCTGGACTGGATAGCCCGTGACATTTATCTGCGTATTCAGGGTACCAGCTCGGTGAACTATGCCCGCAAGAACCTGCGCTTCTACTTCCAGAAGACAGCCAGCGGATATACGGCACGGATGACCTACGGCGAGATAGACGGCAACGGGCAGCAGAGCAACCCGACAGCTACAGAGGGCAAGAAGAACCTGTTCCGGCTGCGGGGCAACTCGGTGGGCGCAAAACTTGCCTGTGCGAAATGTGACTTTTCAGACTCCTCCATGACGACCAACACGGGCGGTGCGAAGTTCATTCATGACGGCATGAAGGAAATGGGCATTCTGACCCCTGCCCAACAGTATGCCGCCGACCATGCAGATACGTGCAAGGAAGATATACGCTCGGCCATTGACGGCTTGCCCTGTGACCTGTTTGTGGCCAAGAGTGTGGACGAGGACCTGACCTATTACGGCCAGTATAACATGAACAACGAGAAGTCCGACTCCTATCCGATATTCGGCCAGGACAAGACTATCGGCGGCGAGCAGTGGGGAACCGGCGACACCCTGAACTACCTGCAGGCGAACGGCGACCAGCCGAAGGAATACCTGCCCATCTGCATCGAGACGCTGAACAACTCGAATGACCTGTGCCTGTTCCGCTGGCTGCCGTCCACGGAGCCCGACCATACGGACTTCATGGATTTCAACTTTGACGGCGGTTTCGAATTCAACCATCCGAAAGACGTGTTCTGGAACGATGGCGGTGGGGATGCCGAAGAAGAACCGAACATCAAGGAACACTTGGGCACCGGTGACAAGTATGACAAGATGTACAAGGCCCTGGACCGCATGATGAGTTTCCTTTACAGATGTGTGAAGGAAACGCCTGCAGGCAAGGGCATGACCTATAACAAGGAGTCGCACACGTTTGACGGGGTGGACTATGAGGATGACGGAAACAAGTTCCCGACCGCGAAATGGGTGAGCCCGACCTTCAGGAAGGAAGCCGGGAAGTATTTCAACCTGCCCAACCTGGCTGCCTACTACCTGTATGTACAGTTCAACCTGGGCGTGGACCAGCTGGCAAAAAACATGCTGGTGCGGACGTGGGACGGCGTGATGTGGTGGATAACCTATTACGATGGTGACTGCCAGCTGGGTTCGGACAACAAGTCGTTCCTGACCGGGAAGTATGACGACAACCGGCAGACGAAGCGCGACGGGGCCTATGTGATGCAGGGGCACAACAGCTGGCTGTGGAACCTGATACTGGGCAACATGGGCAATCTGCTGGAGGAAGTGATGACCAAGGGCGTGAACGGCGGTACCAGCTTCATGAGTGCCTTCAGTATCCAGAAAGCCATTGACCACTTCGATACCGAGCAGATGAAGAAGTGGTGCTCGCGCCTGTATAACAAGTCCGGCATATTCAAGTATGTGTATCCGTTCCTGAACGAAATGCCGGTGGGTGCGGACGGTGCGAAACAGACCTATCCGCAGATCTACGGTCTGAAGGGTTCGCTGAAAGCGCACCGGAACTATTTCATTCAGCGCCGGTACGACCTGAAGCAGGTGGAGTACGGCTATGTATCTACGCTGGGTGCCCAGTTCTACCAGAGTACGGCATCGCTGGACAAGGCTTATAAACTGAAACCGATGCAGTACCGGCTGACCATCCCTTACCGTGTGCAATTGTCCACCAGCAATGGCGTACAGGCTGACAGCGGTGTGGTGGACGCGGACGTGCTCCACTCCCTGCAGCTGACCCGTGCCTTCGGTGAGAACGACCCGCTGAAGATAGTGGGTGCGGGCAAAATCAAGGAATTGGTGTGGCATGAGGATGCGTTCGCCATCGGCTTCAACTTCGGTCTGCTGACCTCGTTGGTCAAACTGGACATGAGCGTGGAGAAAGCCAGCGGGTACCGGAACGGCTCGTTCATGGCCTCGACCAACGGGATGCTGCTTCTGGAAGAAGTGAACATGCGGAATAACCTGCTGGCCCGGAACGGGGACAACGGAAACGTGGCCACCCTGGATTTGAGCTGGCAGGGGCGGCTGAAGAAACTGGACGTAAGAGGTACGGGACTGACCCGCGTGAAGCTGGCTACCGGTGCGCCCGTTGTGCAGTTATGCCTGCCGGACACGATTGAGGAACTGTTCCTGGAGTATCTGACCAAGCTGCAGGACAGCGGATTGATACTGGAAGGCATCAACAACGTGCGGGGCTACCGCTACACCAACTGCCCCGGCATCGACGGGTTTGCCATGCTGGAACGCCTGCACCAGGCCAAACTGAACGGCAGCGGCAAGCTGGAGCGCTTTGTGCTGGAGATAGACCGGGAAGACGACGGAAGCCTGCTGAAGAAGTATTTTGACTACGGAACGTACACGCAGACGGGTGCCGTGGATGACAGGCATTCGGGACTGAGGGGCAAGCTGACCCTGACGAAGTATCTGGCTGATGAGGAATTGGAGAAGTATGCCGCCCGTTATCCGGAACTGACCATCAAGCAGCCGCCCTATACGATGATTGAGTTTGACGACAGTGTGGCCGACGATGCCAACATTTCGAACCTGGACAACAAGACGGGGTACAAATACGGAAATACGTACAAAATGAGCGGGCATGTGAATGCCATCCTGTCCAAGCGCCACCGCGTACTGGCCAAGGTGACCAAGATGCCAACGAGCCGGAAGGTGGAGATAGCCGGGCAGCAGGTGGAAGTGAACAACCCGGACGGGGAGATGACCTATTTCCCCCTGCATGACGAAAGCTCGAACTTCTATGCCGATGCGGAGGATATGAACGACTGTACGGTGGCGAAGCTGGACGGCAGCGAGGGAGACTGGATGATGTATGAACCGTTCTACTGGAGCAAGGGTATCAACGATTATTTGAACAACAAGAAGTATGCCTGCTACAGCAGTTATCCGGAGGACGAAATGCCCCCGATTCCGGAGGCGACAGTACTGACGCTGGATGCCATCAAGGAAACGCAGGGCGGCTGGCTGGGTGAACGCAAGATCATGAGCGGAAAGCCCACGCTGAAGGAATCCTATACGACGGACAAGGCCTATTCGGTATGTAAGGTGGACGTAGCCGGTTACAAGCGCGTGCGCTTCCCGAGCGTTCCAGGAACGGGGCTTATCGGCAGTGTGTTTGTGGATGATGCAGGAAACATCCTGAAGAGTATCGTGGTGCCGACCATCGGCTTGAAGTTTGAGGCCGGCATGTATCTGATAGCAGACGTTCCGGAGCGTGCGACCGCTCTGCATTTCTCCATTCTGAACACGGCTGAGTTTGACTGCGTGGTACTGAGCAACAGCGACAAGATAGAGGACATGGAACCGGATTGGGTGCCCAATGAGGAGCATCTGTGTGCCGTTGTGGGCAGTTCTGTAGTGGGCAGCAAGTTGCGCGCCTGCATAACCGGCGGCTCGACCACTGCCAGCATGACGTGGACGGACTTCCACTATTACAGCCAGCAGCGTGGCATGCAGCAGATAGACTCGCTGATGCACAGCCGCATCGCGAATCTGAGCTATGCACGGTACGGGCGCAGGGACATGCAGGAACAGTGCGGTGCCGGACAGCATACCAACAACCGAACAACAGGCGGAACGGCAGAGCATGGGATGACAGACACCATAGGCTACGATGAAGCGTATGCCATCAACAACAAAATTACGAATTCGCTGGTTGACGACCTGGTGCACCAGTTTGCCTGGTATAAGAGCCGGGACGAATACGGGCAGGCGACCGTGGTGCAGGTGAACAATATCTGCTGCCTGGGCTATGAGGACATCTACGGCAACAAGTATGACATGATGGACGGCGTGGATCTGCCGAACAACAGCGGCAACGTGGGCAAATGGCGCATCTGGATGCCGGACGGCACGGTGCGCTGGGTGCAGGGCAAAACGGCCAGTGACCAATGGATAACAGGCGTGGCACACGGCAAGTATATGGACATGGTTCCGGTGGGTAATCTGAACGGATCTTCTTCTACCTACTATTCCGATAAGTATTGGATAAGCACCGCCACAGTCCGTGTGGTCCATCGCGGGTACTACTATGCGGACGCGTATGGCGGTGTGTCGAGTGCGAATGTGGTTAGCGATGCTTCGCATACGTGTGCGGCTATCGGCTCGCGTCTGGCCTTCCGCGGCAAAATCGTCCGGGCGCAAAGCGTGGCAGCGTATAAGGCGATACGCGAGGTGGCGTAAGCGCAAAGCGCCAAAGCGTGGAGCGAAGCGACTAAAACGAAAGAACGGGATTCGGATGGTTTCCGAATTCCGTTTAAAAGGTATTCAAATACCGGCGAAGCCGGTCGAATTTTTTAAGAATTAAAGACATCATCATTATGGGAACAGTTATTGATTTTTTGAGAGAGAGTAACCGATGCAAGCATCTGTTAGGCGGATTCCTTGTAGGTTTGTTGGCAATAAATCCAGGCGTATCACTGTATGCAAGCGTTGTTGCGGCTTCATGCTTGGAACTGAAGGACAAGCAGCATGGAGGCTGTTGGGACTGGATAGATTGGGGATTAACCGTGTTTGGCGGTGCTTTTGCTGCTCTGTTATGGTTATTCTTCTGAGCATTATAGATTTCTTTTGCCTTGAAATAAGTACCTTTGTAATTGGTAGAGCTTCCCGATAGTCCGTGTGGTCTATCGCGGGTACAACAATGCGAATGCGAATGGCGGTGTGTCGAATGCGAATGCGAATAACGATGCTTCGAATACGAATGCGAATATCGGCTCGCGTCTGGAAATCTAACAAATCGGCGTACAGCACCGGGGACGTGTCCCCAATGCGGTGCCGAGGGGAGCAAGCCACAGCAACAGCACCAGAAAAGGTGGAAAACTGAAAAATCACGCGTCGGGTGGAGTTTGGTAGGCTGTTATCAGTTCGAAGAAGTCAGACCCGGGGAAAGGAAGGCCCTTATCTTCCGTATTATAAACCAACAGCAGAACCGTATGCGCAGGGAAGGATATATCATAGAGGAAATCATCGAATACTCCAATATGTCGGAGGCTTTCGATGCCGTACTGAGCGGAACGGATCGTAAAAGGTCAACGCAAGGACGGTATCTGCTTGCCCATAGGGAGCAAGTTATCGCCAAATTGACGGAGGCCATTGCAAGCGGTTCTTTTAAGCTTGGCGGATACCATGAAAGAGAAATCGAGGAGTATGGGAAAAAACGCACCCTGCAGATTTTATCCATGTATGACCGCATTGCGGTATATGCCGTAATGAACGTGGTGGACCGTCATCTGCAGAAACGCTATATCCGGACTACCGGAGCCAGCATTAAACGCCGTGGCACTCATGATCTGATGCACTGCATACGTACCGATCTGCAAAAAGACCCGGAAGGCACGCTGTATGCCTACAAGTTTGACATCCGCAGATTCTACGATAATGTGCGGCAGGATTTTGTGATGTGGTGCTTCCGCAGGATATTCAAGGACGAAAGGCTGTTGGTGCTGCTGGAGCGGTTCGTGACAATGCTTCCGGAGGGTATCAGCTTCGGACTGCGCAGCTCACAGGGAGCAGGCAACCTGCTTCTGTCTGTATTTTTAGACCACTATCTGAAGGATAAGTACGGGGTTCGTTATTACTATCGCTATTGCGATGACGGACTGGTACTCGGTAAAACGAAAGCGGAATTGTGGAAGATTCGTGATGTTATTCACGGGCAAATGGAGAAAATAGACTTGGAAATTAAGCCGAATGAACGGGTGTTTCCTGTAGAAGAAGGCATTGATTTCCTTGGCTATGTTATCCGGCCTGATTATGTGAGATTGCGGAAACGTATCAAGCAGAAGTTTGCCCGGAAGATGCACGAGGTAAAATCGAGAAAAAGACGGCGGGAACTGATTGCCAGTTTCTACGGCATGACGAAACACGCCGACTGCAATAAGTTGTTTAAAAAATTAACAGGCAAAGAAATGAGAAGTTTTAAAGACTTGAATGTCGCTTACAAGCCGGAGGACGGCAAGAAGCGATTTCCCGGAGTGGTGGTAAGCATCCGGGAACTGGTAAACTTACCGATTGTAGTGAAGGATTTCGAAACAGGTATCAAGACCGAACAGGGAGAAGACCGCTGTATTGTGGCCATCGAAGTGAACGGCGAGGCAAAGAAGTTCTTCACCAACAGTGAGGAAATGAAGAATATTCTCGCACAAGTGAAAGAAATGCCGGATGGCTTTCCGTTTGAAACGACCATCAAGACAGAAACATTCGGAAAAGGTAGAACCAAATACGTGTTTACATGAGAAGAGTTGAAGGAAGTGCCGGTGTATCGCTGATGGAATGCACGAACCCGGTTAAAGACAAATGGCGCATCCGCTGGGATGTGCAGGAAAAAGAGAACGGCTCTGCCTCCTACATGGAAGAGGAGTTCGGGCATAAGCCTACTGATGAGGAAATCCGCACATTGGTTATGTCCTGGTATAACAGCCAGACTGATGCAGCTATCCTATCCGGATTCGCCTATAATGGTGCCCCTGTATGGCTTTCCACGGAGAACCAGTACAACTATAAGGCAGCATACGATCTGGCTGTTCAGACGGGCGGAGAAACCCTACCGGTCACATTCAAGTTTGGTTCGGATGAACAGCCCGAATACCATACTTTTAGTCGGTTAGATGAGTTGAAAGACTTCTATACGAAAGCGGTAAGGTATATTCAGAAGGTTCTGGCTGAAGGCTGGGAAAAGAAAGATAAGTTCAATTTGGATTTATACCGGATTAAATGATTGATAATCCCTTCGGGGGAGGGATAAAAAAAGCCCCCGGCCTGTTAAAAGTAACGCCAATCACTTAGAACAACAAGTACGCCAGAGCGCACGACCGGGGGCAAATACCCTCTGTCGCGCTCTGGCTTTTTGTTGTCTAAAAATGATTGGCATTGCAAAAGTACAAAAATGATTGGATATGACATTGTTTGAAGCACTTAAATTCAATAGAAAACCGCTTGAAATGCTTATAAGTTTGGGCGGCAAGCAGGATGACCTTCGATTCATAGACTTATATACGGAGTATGAGGTCATGAAAAAACAAGGTGAAAAGACCACTTATGCAGTGGCGTTTTTGGCAAATAAATATTCGGTAAGCGAACGTAAGGTGTATGATGTTATCAAACGGTTTGGAAAGCACTGCACGCTCGGTGCAGTGTGATTGATGTGCCGGGGATGCCTTGTGTTGTCCGGTAGAGCTACCTTTGTACAACCAAAAATAAAGCTCATGAATAAGTATTACCAGACATTAGACAAGATACTCCAAACGGGCAAAATCCAGACCAATAGGAAAGGGCGTATCAAGTATCTATTAAACGAAAGGCTCATGCTAACCCCCGCTGATTTACTTGACATATTTGAAAGCCACGGGATAGCCAGGAAAAAGCTGAAAGAGGAATTGAAACTGTTTATGCAAGGAGTCCGGGATGTGGAAAAATACAAAGAGGCAGGGATTACCTGGTGGGATTATTGCGGCCATACCCTTGTAAACAGCTATCCAACTTACTTTGAAAAGCTTCCACCCCTCATAACCAGGATTAACCGGGAAAAGCGCAACAGCAAGAATTATGTCCTGTTTCTTGGAGAAACCGGGGTGGAAAGCAACCAGGCACCCTGCCTGAGTCTTGTGCAGTTCCAAATTGATGAGGGAGAATTGGTGCTATCTGCATATCAGCGTAGTTCTGATGCGAACCTTGGGCTTCCGGCTGATATTTATCATCTTTATCTGATGGCAAGGCAGGTGGAGCTTCCCCTGAAGTCCATAACCCTTGACCTTGGAAATGTGCATATATATGAAAATAACATTGACCGGACTCTGGAACTGTTATCCGGAGTTGAAAACATTAAATTTGACTTGAACGTATGAAGAATATGAATTTATCTGCACCACTGCCATTTGTAGGCCAAAAAAGAATGTTTGCTAAAGAGTTTATTAAAGTTTTGGAACAGTTCCCTGAAGATACCGTGTTTGTGGACTTGTTTGGCGGTTCCGGACTTCTTTCGCATATAGCCAAAAGAAGCAAGCCCGATGCTACTGTTGTCTACAATGACTTCGACAACTACCGGTTCAGACTGAAAAATATCCCACAGACAAATAAACTGCTTGCCGATATTAGGGAGCTGGTGGGTAATTCGATACCCAAACATAAACCAATTAAAGGGGAACTTAGAGAACGCATTTTTAAACGTATCGAGGAAGAAGAACTAAATGTTGGGTACGTGGATTTTATAACCTTATCATCCTCACTTATGTTCTCCATGAAGTATAAATTGTCTGTAGCCGAAATGCGCAAGGAAGTCCTTTATAACAACATTCGCAAGACCGGTTATCCGGAGTCTTCTGACTACTTAAAAGGGCTTGAAATTGTATCATGCGACTACAAAGCAGTATTCAACCAATATAAGGATGTTCCCGGAGTCGTCTTTTTAATTGATCCGCCTTATCTTTCCACTGATGTTGGTACGTACAATATGTATTGGCGCTTGTCTGATTATTTGGATGTTTTAAAGATACTCGAAAAGCATTCCTTCGTTTATTTCACATCCAATAAATCCTCCATACTTGAACTGTGTGAATGGATTGGAGCAAACAAAACCATTGGCAATCCTTTTGAGGGTTGTACAAAAAAGGAATTCAATGCCCACATGAATTATTCTGCCGAATATACAGACATGATGCTGTATAAGAAACAGGAAAAATTAGTTCATAAAACAGCTGCTTAGCACTGAACAAAGATACAATTTTTCAAGCAGAAGGCCAAACTTTTGAGCCTTATTTTAATGCCGTTATAAAGCCATTTTTTATGAAATTATAAAGCCGAAACAGAGGTCATTACAAAACTTTTGTTTCGGCTTTTTGAGTGTTGCGCGCTTTCCTTTTTTGAACGCTTCGTTTTGTCCTTTTCCCTGAAAATCGAACGCTTCGTTTCGGATTCTGCGGAAATTTGGATTTGCGGATTATAAAAGGTTGACTTCAATGTGAAGGCTTCACAGAGAAAAGTTGAAATGAAACCTTTGCAGCAGATTGTTTTTCATCCCGAGAAAGATGAAGTGATATTAAAGAACATAGGTAATATCAGTTGGGATGAAGGGCGTTATAAGTTTGTCGACATGCGCATGGATGATTTAATAGAAGCTATTCATGATATTTACCACATTCCGGTAGAACTCGATAGGAAAGTAGCTCGCAATGACTTGTTCACGGGTTATATGCGCTATGATGACCCTGCCTCTAAAGTCATCGAAAAGATTTGTATTAATATGAATTTGAAATTTAAAAAAGAAACACAGAAAATCATTATTTATAAATAA